GGGCCAGCTCGCAGGGGAAGCGCAGCGACAATTTTCTGAGCCGTTATGTAAGCCTCTCCAGACCCAGAGCTGGTCCAGTCATTGGGGTTGTTGGCGACGGACCATGCAACAAAACCATCAGACCCAAAGCAAAAGACGTATGGATATAGGCTGACAACACCGCCGGAAACAGCAGGCGCGGTGTTTGCCGTCAGAGCGGCCGTATTATTTACAAGGCCCCAATACAGGGGAGACGTCGCCGAGCTGTCGATCTCAGCCAAATTTCTACCGGGGTGAGCCAGCAGATAAGCGCCTGGGGAGACGCCGACGGAGTCGAAACTCGCGTCAAAAGTCCACAAATTCAATGGATTAGAAACAAACCCTGCCGGAGTGCGGTCTGAGACGACAGTGACTACGCCATTGGCGTTCACGGAGAACTGCTCAATGAAGCTGGCGCTGCCGGATGCGATATAGAGAAGACCGTTCTGGTTGTATGCGTTCAGGCCCCTAGAAATCTCGGATAGTTCATTGGTGAGGCGCCTGTATCCAAACATCTTGCGGGGAAGCCCCCTTTGAAACCTGCACCATTGACCGTCAACATAAAAACCATTCTCAAAGCGCGTGCCATCGCGCTTGATGCCAGGTAGAGACTTAATGACGTATGGTGTGATCGCCATCAGCTAAGGATCCCGATGCCCATCGCCACAGCGAATGCTTTTGATGGGGCGTCAATTGCCGTTCGTGCTGCCGCCGCATTTGCAGCTATAAACACAGCATCGCCTACCGCTGTGGCCCCAAGGGCAGTTCGGCCGGCGGACGTAGTCGCAGCCGTAAAGACGCCAATTCCGACCGACGTGCCTCCGAGATTTATGCGGGCCCCAGATGCCGTCGTCGCGCCTGTACCACCATCGGCGATAGAGACAGGAACAGTAATGCCGCCCGTGGTCGTCTGGCCCGTAACGACATTGGTGCCGTCGCAGTAAAGGATCTGGGCGTCGCCCTGCGCTACCGCTATGCCCGTTCCGGCAGATGTCTTAACGGTGAGCGTAAATGCGCCTGTTGTTGCGTTAGTCACCCAATACTGCTGAACGGTGACGGGTACGATAATGCTTCTATTACCGGTTAATACGCCTGTGAATTTGTAGGCAATCCGGTTTAGCTCAGCGCCAGAGAGTGTGTAATTGCCCGTGCCGGCAATATTGATAGACGTGTAATCAAAGGCCGAACTAGTGGCGCTGGCGCTCAGGCCTATGGTGTAGAACGCAAGGCCGTCGCAGATGACCATTGCAGATTGGCCGATGGTCAGGGTCAGCGTTGCAACGCCATTGATGAGCTCTGCCCCCGCCGGGTCAATAACGATTGAGCTGGTTCCGCTATTGCGGATGTAGCAGAACCAGTCATCGCCGAGGGTAGCGGCCGCTGTCAGGGCGAGCGTCCCAGACGCGCCGCCCCAATTGAGCATACGAGCCCGCTCGCCAGCCCCCAGGGTATAGTTTGAGTTTAGATCATCAACCACGATCGCTTGGTTGAGCGTCGTCGTGATGGCCTTAAGGCCAGCACCAGCAAGGGCGCCAGCATTTGCCGTAGACGTTGCAGCGCCAAACTCATACGAGAACCATACGCCGGCGGCCGTCGTGTTTGAGGTCATGTAGACCTGCCACAATTCGCCTGACGCGATGGAGCAGATCGTCGTGCCGACGCTGTTGACGACAGTGAATGTCGTGCTGCCGACGTTATTGAACAGGAAGCACTCGCCTACGCTTGCCTGGTTCGCCTCCGGCACGAAAACCTTGCGGCTCGCGCCAGTCGAGTTGACGTTCATGATCCTTGCGGCGACATAGTCAGCCGCAGCATTCGGGGCGTTCGTCTCAAGCGGCCACGCCAGCGTGACGTCGGCGGCGCTGAGGTTGAACGCCAGATAGGACACGTCAGACGGATATATGTTCGTGCCGCCAAAAACGTCTGTGTAGGTGGTCATTTAAGCCTCCGTCCGCTTGGCTGAGCGATCAAGGATCTTCGACAGATCCTCACCATTGAGCGCCTGTGCGGCTCGATCATACATTTGCTGCCACACGCCAATGCGCTCGTCGTTCTTCAGGAACGGCGTCGCCTCAAGCAGGGAGGCGTAGAGAAGGAGCTGCGGCGCGTATTCGGTGAGCCAATTGCTCTGATTGGTGTCGTCGAGGAGGGGCGTCAGTTGATAGACAAGCACCTCAAAGGGGTAGGCTGCATCTGGCGTCGGCGAGACAATCCAGTTGGTGTAGTCGTAGTCGGCGTAGAATACCGGCACGCCAGTTAGATCGCGATTGGGCCAGTACGAGCGAATGTACTCATAAGACCGAGGCCACAATTGAGTGTACTCGCTGTTATTTGTGCCCTTGCCAAAGTTGAACGACACCGTAGTGCGCCAGCGATCGGGCTTGGGGTAGACGGCGAGGCCAGACTGGAAGGTGCTGGTCACGACGCTGATGAGGCCCTGAACTTTTAGCTCACGGGCGATGCGACGCTCGGCCAGATTGATCAGGCGGGGAAGCTGCTCGTAGACGATCTCGTCTGACGCCAGCGTGAAGCCGCGTTCAAGATACCGCCTGAGATCTGTCTGCAATGATGCGAACGTCGTCGTCGTTGCCATTATTTAGTCCCTTGGCAGTACCCGTCACGACGGGCATTGTTCACCTTGACCTCAGTAATCGTCTCCCGCGTGTCTTTGGAGGACCAAGAGATGTCCTTCCAGACCATGCATGCGGTCGTGTTAGTCGCGACGGTGCCCGTCAGTGTCGAGCAGCCGCTCAGGAGAAACGTCGACGTTATCACCAGCACGAACCGCATCTTGAACTCTCCTAAGAGCGTCAGCCGTGGCCGCAGCCGTTATCTCAGCAACGGCGTCAGCCCGTATCTTAACATAAACGCCGCCAAGAACCACCACGATCAGGCCAGCGATTGCTATGTAGCGGCCGATCGGAGTAAAGAGAAAAGCTATCATGCACCCTCCTCATCAAGCCTCTGTTTCCGAAAATACCAGATTGCGCCCGCCGCCACCATAATGACGAGGCACACAACGGCAGTCCCGCTCATGGCTGACAGCATGTCGCCGCCTTCCTTGATGATCGGCATGACTTCCTGCACCACAGCAATAGCGCCAGCGCCACCGGCGATGACGGCGCCATTAGCTTCTTTGGACTGCATGATGGACTTCGACGCCTTGGGCTGATCAGGATCTGTGCGGGCTTCGTCATTACAGACGGGCTTCTCGGTGTCCATGCCGCGCCAGAGCTTTACTTCGGCACGACGACGGCGAACTAGCCCCGGCAATTCTTTGCCGCCGCCTTTGGTCCATTTCATGAACTCGGCAGGAACTTCGTCGAACTTGCCGGCGTTGACACGCTTCAGCAGTGTGGACTTAGCAAGAGCGCCGACACCAGCATTGTAAGCAAAATCAACGAGCGCATCAAATTGACCCTGAGTGATGCCGATCGTGACAAGTTTCCGTACACCATCTTCGTACTGTCCCATGTCGCGTCTGAGGACTTCTTCAGCCTCGTCGCGCGTAATTTCGAGGTCTGATGTGACTATGGGGGCGCCTGCGGATGACGTGTGGCCGTAGCCAATAGTCCAGACAGCCGCCGGGCACTTGTATGCTTTCAACCTAAGACCTTCAAATTCTTTGACCAGCGCAAGGCCGTCTGCGGACATCTTCATTTGGCGGCTCCGATCTCAAACGTGAGGTTAGCGTGATCTGGGTAGTTCATGAGGACTTCGCCCTCTGGGCACTTGTAGCGGATATGGGCCAACAAAGTGGCCCTGCCAGGCGAGACCTTGGATGGGTTCTCGATAGATATTGTATAACCAAACTTGTCGATCTTGTCCGTCGCAGGCCCCGAAAACTTGGCGATAGACGGGGTTGCGTTGTGGACTATGTATCTGGCGTCCCGAACTTCAAGATAGAATTGCTCAACAGAGCAGTCGTCTCGTATCTTCTTGCGGGCCGCAACAACAGCGAACTCTCCGTCAGCCGGGCCGTGGGTAATGCTGAAATGATCCGCTGACCATTCAAGGATCGGTTTCCTGAAGAACCCGACCTTGTCTATTGTGGTGTAGCCACCCGCAACCATAGCCAAAAGCGCCGTAACCGCGCCAACGGACTTGGTGACACGGTCTATATCCATTATTTACCCAACCAACGCTGTACGGTGGCTGTTTCGTAAATCCGAATGGAGGTCCACACGATCGTGAATATGGCGGCGATTGATGGGAGCACGTTGATCAAAGTCCCTACAACTGTGAGAAATGATATCCCATCGGTAATGTATTTTAGGGTTTCGCCGCCATTTTCAGTCATGACACTTCCTCTTTCACGTCCTGCTCAAGTTTGCCCGTCAAGAACGCAAGGTTTTTGGCTAGTCGGGCATCATCTGGGGACTTCTCGCACGCCAGCTTTGCTTGAGCGATTGAGATGTCATTGAGGCCAAGGCGCCAAGCGGCGACGCAGGCGAGGTCATGGGCCATATGCCCCCAGACCGCAGGATCGCAAGTGTAGACCAATTGCTTGTCCACTATTTTAAGGGCTCGCATGGAAAAAGCCAAGCACTCTTCCCAACGATTTTGCATGTACATGAGCATGGCAAGCGCGCACCAAGGCTCGCGAGTATTGGGCGCCTCAGCAGCAGCAAGGTGGAACCACTTCTCCGCTTGACCAAGGTCGCCCAGCTCCTCGTGGCACTTTCCCATAATCCGCATCGCGTAGCAGCGCTCATTGTGCCAGGTCGCGTCCGGCAGACTGAGGTATCTGTTCAGCTCCTTGAGAGCCTCTTCCCACTTTGCGTAGAAGCTCAGCTCACGGGCGTAGTAGAATGCGTTGCGTGGGCACAACGGATCCTCTTTGACCGACATCGCCAAGAGCTCAAGGTACTGGCCACGGCTCTTGGTAGGGTCAGGGTGGTGAGTGACCATCAGCATGTCGCTGTCGGCCCACACTTCTTTAATGCGCGGGTCTGTGACCGGATATTCGTGGCATGGGTGGTGCCAGCGGTATCCATGACGAGCGTGAATTTTCTCGTACTTGAACCGGATGCCGGCGCCCCAATCAAAGAAATAACGCAGGCGCGTTGTTCCATTGATCCATACGCGCTCCATCTCTTCGCGCCAGCCAGGCTCTAAAAGCTCGTCCAGATCCAGACTGATGCAAATATCAATATCCCTGGGAATAAGAGCAAGAGCAGTGTTGCGAGCGATATCAAACCGCCAAGGACTGATGCAAATGTCGTGTACGACAGCACCGTGCTCACGCGCCTTCGCGGCTGTTTCATCGGTGCTTCCTGTATCTGCTATCAGGATTAGATCAGCATCCTTTGCTGATTGGCAGAAACGATCAACGAATTGCTCTTCATTCTTGCTGATTGCATACACGCAAATAGCCAAAGCAATCTTGTGCTTTGAGTAAGCGTACACCCCTATTTCGGCATCGACAGTTGACCAGGTTGGTTTGCCGAACGCCTCTTTGACCTCGGCGTCAGACCAGTCGTCTTTGACGTGGCGCTCGTAGGGATTACCCTCGTATTCGTCTTGAGGGTAATGGCCAATTGGTATGCTGATGATGACCGTATCAGCCCAAAACTTTGCCTTTTCAACGAGAACCGTCGCCTCGGCTACCGTCATATGCTCAAGCACGTCCCCGAGGAAGCACACGTCGAAATGCTCGTCGGTCGAGAACTCGCGGGCGTCCTGAAGGATGAAGTTTGGGTAAAGAGCCTGTAGCCCGTACTTCTCTGCGTAAGGCTCCCAAATCTCAACGCCGGTCCAATTCAGTTTTGGGAACATCTTGGCGTAGGTGCCTTCTCCGCAGCCTATATCCAAAGCGGTCTTCGGCTCCGGCAGTTTTGACATGACCCATTTAATGCTGGCTTTGCCAGATTGTGAACTTGTCGGCATGTAGTCCCCCCTTAATTAAATGTTACGGCTGCTCCGGCCAAGTCACGTTCCAAGGAAATCCGTCCTGAGCTGTAACATCGCGCAGAGCCTGACGGTAGGTAGCCCAGACAGGCTTGTCTGCTGTGCTGTCAGCGATCTGCGTCCAGTCGCACTTGCCCAGTAGGTCATTGCGTGACGTTCTGACGTTTGCTGCCTGCTCGGCATCTTTCCTTGTCTTGTATTCGGCTTCTGCCTCGGCGGCGCTTGTGGTGACGCCATCCTGTATGGTGTCCGTGAAGATCGGGCCAAGGATGTACTTGGTGAACCACTGGCCCTCGATCTGCTCTATGCCGTCATACTGGCTGTACTGATAGACCGTGCCGCCGGAGGCTTGCGGTCCTTCAAACACGGGATCAGCGCCGATAATATCCAGTATTTCCTGTGTAAGAACAGGGGCTTTCCAAGCTGCGTTGGCTTGGGCCTTCAGCAGCATACGAAACTCGCTGTCCTGCATTAACTGGCCTGTGGAGCGGATGCGGATGGTCATGATCGTGTTTCCTTACGCGATTGCCAAGAAGATGTATGTGCCAGCATTGACATTGATTGCCGCTAGAATGGTTGAGTTTAATGCAAACCCTGTCGAAACGGTGGTCACAGAACCAAGCGTTGCGACTTCAGCAGCAGTGCTGTTTAGAAACAAATACGGGTCTGTCAGCACCGTCATACCACGTGCGGTGTCATAGACGTACCAGCCGCCAACGGCGTCCGTTCGCTTGATAAGCACAAACCTAACGCCGCCAGCACCAAAACCGCAGTTGATGGTCTGCGTTGTGCCGTTGCCGGTGTATGAGCCGACTTTGGATACGCCCGCGACAGTCGCAAAGAGGTAGGCGACATATAGGTCTGCACTGGTGTTTACTCTATTTTGTGTACCAAGAGAGAATACCGAGGCTGTGGGCGTTGTGCTATTCCAAAACGTCCCATTGGCAAAACTTGCTATATCTTGATTTAGAAAAATAGCTGATCCATTGCCGATTGAAGAGGCATATACCGACCAATCATTTACAGCGTTTCGAGGCTTAACAATTATTAACTCAGGAACGGCGGCTAAGTTATGCGTCTGCGTTGTATTTGCACCCGTCCCCGTATAGCAAACCTCATCAAAGAAGCCGGGGGCGCGCTGAAAGAACCATGTTATTATTCCTGCGCCACCGGGGTTTGCGCCGTTGCTGCCACGAGTTATCGTTGTATTCCACGCGCTATAGAAATAAGGATTAGACCCGGCAAACGCGGCTTCAGATGACGTGAGAGATGTTTGCAACATAGGATTAGCATCAGCTGTGTTAGAATTTCCAAACCCACGAAGCCTGTCAACAGCTATAGCTACACCGCCTAGGCTGCGATAAGCAGTTAAAGATAAATCAACGGGGAAACCCGTCGTGACAATCCCACCTGATGTGCCGTTTGTTCCGGCATCTGGCGTAAATACTTTCGTCGCATCAGTCGGCACCTTCATCGGGCCACGGCGGATGGCGACGTAGATGTAGGTAGCACTAGTGTTAATTGTCCCCGGCACTGTAGTGAAACCAGTAGCGTTTGCAATAACAGACGGAAATCCATCATCCGCATTGGAAAGGTTTGGATACAGCCTCCCCCCTGTAGTAGTAGAACTGTTTGCCGTAACTGGCATACCACGCATGTTGTCCATAATTTGCCAAGTACTTGTGCTGTCGCTTCTCTTGTGCATCACCCACTGCGGTTCATACCCCAACGTAGCACTACCGGCGCCGCCGGCATCAGTCGTAAAGCTCCCACAGCTAATCACATTGTCCGTGCCGGTCAGGCCAAAGCCGCCTGCATCGTGGGCGAATAGGTAGGCGACGTAGGTTCCAGCAGAAGCATTGACTGTTGTATCCGTACCAAGACTGAACACTGAAGATGTTGGCGTTGTGGAGTTCCAGCGCGTTGCACCAGTGGCAACTGCCGCTGTGGTGTTCAGCACCAGATACTGCGTGTTTGCAAGACTGCGGTGGTAGCACTGCCAATCTGCAACGGCATCTGTGCGCTTGACAATAATCATGCCCGGCACTGATCCAAGATTATGCGCAATAGTGGTGTTAGAACCCGTGCCCGTATACGTCACAATATCAAAAAACTTCGGCTGCTCGCGGAAGGTCCATGAGCAATACGTCCCGCCAGAAGCGTTAATATCACCATCGGCAAAGGAAATTTGATACCCGGTAGAGGTAAATGGATTTATGTACGTTGACCCGGTATAGGAAGCGTTTGTTAAATTACTTGCTAGGAAATTAGAACCACCCCTTACCGTATCTATCAGCGCGTTGTTTGAGGATTGTCTACGCTTTGTCCAAACCAACCCGCCCTTGCCCGACAGATCAATTCCATTGGTGATTGTTTGCGCTGTTGTGCCGTTGCCCGTGTACAGGTACGTCGAGAAAATGTTCTCGATAAACTGGCTAGGGTCGATATTACCCGCAGTCGGCCATATGCCAGCCTTTGTAGCCTGTAGCTGCTGGTCAAGCGTCCATATACCGGGAGCTGTGCCGTTCTCATACGGTCCCGCAGGAACAACGGGGGTCTTCGTGATGATGCCGCCGGGGTATCTCGTGCTCACGGTGCTACCTCTTGGTTTATTATCGCTGTGGAGGTGTCACGGTCGATGGCGAGCAAACCCTTGCAGACAATGCTCCAGTCTTCGCCCGTCTTCTCGCCCCACGAATTGACGTTGATCTTCACGTTCCTAAACACATACTCTTTCCCGTCTTCAAACACACGCCAAACATGATCGGCGGTCCCTCGACCATCCATCCCGCGTGACTTGTTGAAGCGGATGACGATCATGCTCATATGATCTCCGCTGCCGGGGCAGGGCATCCAACATTCATATCCTGACGCACGCCAAGGTTGAAATGAATGAACTGGATCGGCTCTTCACCAGCCTGACGTGTGAACGAATGAGCCAGCCAAGCGTTCGTGAAGATCAACATGCCAGCTTCCGGCTTAAAGTTAATCATCATGCTCGACGGCGTTGCCATTGTGACATCTGCCTCCGGCAAACATGACATCATTTTGCCAGCACGCGGATCGTGGAACACAACGCGGGAGCAATCCTCTGGCGTCTGCGTGAAGTAGAACCCGACGATCTGCGAGCCAAAGCCGTGGACGTGCTGCTCCATTGAGGAGTGCTTGTAGTGCTGCTGGCACCACATCTCGGAGAAAAATGTGCTTAACCCGGTCATTGCAGCGCCTTGGCCTGCAAGCATATCCCACGCTGTCTGCCCAACAAAACATGACAATTCCGCCATGCGTGGATCGCCATAGAAGTTTCCGGTCATGTAGACGGGGTAAATCTCGTTCAAGTCGTGGTCGGCTTTGGCTTTCTCAATATGCTCATCGCAGACAGCCCGCGCAGCCTCCAAGAACTCCGGCTTGTTGATCGTGTAAATCAGCGTCGGGAAGTACGTGAATATCTGCGGCTCGTTGCTGACGACGACCTCTTCTACCGGCGCGACTGAACACATTTTATTCCCCCATCATTCCACGACAGTCGGCGGAACGAATATAACCCAAGACAGGGTTTCCTCGTTCCAACGATACCGCAACCCATCATCCGGCTTCGGTGTCGGTGCAGACCAAACTAACGTAGCTTCATCCAATGTCCAAGAAGCAAACGGAGGATTGGCTTTGTACTGCGCGATCTTCTCAGCCTTTTCGGCGTCAGTCATCGGGCGAACGGACCACACGTCCTTGACGATGCTGTCAAACCAGTCGTAGCGGATTTCAGCAATTTCAAAGATGTCCGGCGTCACGTTCTGCGGGATGCGCTCGAACTTGGCAAACTCTGGCGGCAGATTGTCCACGTCCACATTCGGAAACGCCTGACGAAAGTTGTCGCCAAAGATTGGATGCTCGAACGGCTGACCGTTACGGATTTGGATATACAGTTCCATTAGGGTGCCCCTACGCACGTTGATGGGAATGTTCTTGTGTTGCCGGGCCAGACAATTCGAACGGCGCCAACACCACCGTCGGCTGTTGGCGTTGAACCACCCCCGTATGCGCCGCCAGCTTTGCCCGTCCCATTCGCTCCGCCGCTACCGCCACGGCCAGATTGTGTGCCGCCACCTGTGCCCCCGGCGCCATTTGCACCCTGACCAAACAAGCCAACTCCACCTCCGCCGCCAGCGGGATACCCCGGACCTTCAGACGTGCCACCACCGCCGCCGCCGCCTGCCCCCGGATCGCCACTTTGTGGAGTGCCGATCCCTCCAGTACCGCCATTTCCTGAATACCCTCCAGCGCCACCGCCACCGCCTGCATAACAGCAGGTGTACCCGCCGGAACCTCCATTACCGCCACCGTCGCCTGTGTAGGTTCCGCCACCAAGGGTTGTGACACTACCGCCGCCGCCGCCCCTTACTACAGCTGTAGAACAGAAGTAACTATTTTGGCCGGGAAAAGCGGGAGCGGGAGAACTTGGCCCCTTCCCACCTACGACCACAGTGTAAGAATTTCCGGGCGTAGTAGTTATGTTGTTCTTATACCCCAGCCCTCCTCCACCGTTGCCCGTGTTTTGGCTGCTACCACCAGAGCCAACGGCCACGACACTAACACTTGTTACGCCAGAAGGTGCGACCCACGTAAACGTCCCAGCCGTTGTGTAGGAATTTGAATTGGGCTGCACGTTCCCAGCTATAGGCCAAATATTGGCCGCTCTCGCCTGCATCTGCTGCGGCAATGTCCAGATGCCTTCTGCCGTTCCGCACTGGTATGGACCCGTTGGAACAGGCGCAGTCGCGCTAATCACGCCACCCTTATAACGTCTGGACATGGCAATTCCTTACGAGATGACTTCGTAGCTGATCGTGTAGGTGATGCCAGATGCCGTGCCGCTGGTGACGGTGATCGACGTGCCTTCCATCAGGTAAATGGCGGTCGTCTTGTCGGTCACGATCAGCGAAGCGTCCGCCGGTACGGATACCGTCGAGACAATCGGATATGCCGTGCCACCAGACGGAGCCGAACCCTGCGCCACAGCGCCGTTGCTGTAGACCGAGACAGTCGTGTCAACTGCCGACGTGCCGTTGACGTTGGCCGCGACGATCTGGTTGATCTTAAAGACCGTGCCAGAAGCAGCAGCGTTGGGCAGAAGGACGACGGCTGCGGTGCCGCTGGGCGTGTAGTAGGTGGTTGTGCCGAGGATGGATGTTACGGCTGCAATATTCGGGTTGGCCATCGTGTTCTCCTACAGTCCGTAGAGTATTGCGAACTTTATCGCAGTTGCATTTGAAACACTACCAGTTGGTCCGGTAGGTCCGGTTCCGCCAGTTGGGCCGGTCGGCCCCGCAACAGAAGAATTAGCTCCAGTCGGCCCGGTCGGGCCTGTATTTCCTGCGGTTCCGGTCGGACCCGTAGGGCCTGCAACTGAAGACGCACTCCCAGTCGGTCCCGTAGGCCCCATATCCCCGGTCGGGCCGGTTGGTCCCGCCACAGAAGAATTGGCCCCGGTCGGACCCGTAGGCCCCGTGCTACCCGTAGGACCAACAACAGTAG